TCACATCACCGGTGCTTCATCATCCCGCGTCCGGTTGACCAGCCACGTCACTACGCCTATCACCGTAACATCGTCCAGAGCTTCGCCTTCTATCGCTTCCCCGTCTTCCGTAATCAGAGCTTTACCTGCTGGCCGCGCGAAATAGTTCCGGCCCAGCCAGCTGACCAAAACGTACTCGCCCGCTTTTGGACGCGAACCCTTTTCGACAACCGCATATCCTGATGACGTCTCAATGACGAGACTGTTAGCGTTGATGCCGCATATCGATTCCGGCGTTAACCGAGTTTCAATGTAGTCTGTTGCTGGCGACGGGAAACCCATGATGCACCTCCTGGTAACTGGATATGCATCCAGTATTTTTAGCTAAAGGGAAGATCAAGAAAATTTATCCTTAAGCTCAGGGTTGATAGGGTTTATCATCACTTCATATGCCTGATGGCTCGTGCGTTAATCATTCATGTAACTGGTATTTTATGAAAATTAAATATGCTTTTGCGTTCGCCGTAGCGTCAACTTTTTTTGTCTTAGGATGCGATCGTTCAGACTCAGTAAAAGCCGAATCTCCGCTACCTGTCTATCTGCTGCTTGGACAAAGCAACATGGTTGGCATGAGGTCTGTTGCCGCAGAATTGCCAGAGGATTTGAAGAAGCCAAACGAGAACGCCATTATCTTCAAAGATGGGAAATGGGTGCAGGTTTCCCCATCATCTTTTGAGGTTAAAGGGTTCGGTCCTGAAGTTTCTTTTGCTCATGAAGTCGCTAAAAAACAAAAAATAGGAATTATCAAAGTTTCCGCAGGTGATACTAAATTAGCAGAAGAGTGGAATTCAGATCCAAAGGGAGTTCTGTATAAGAAAACACTCGCTGAGATAAGCGCAGCAGAAAAAACGAGGGATATTTCCATTAAAGGCGTCATGTGGATGCAAGGCGAGAGTGATGGCGGGAATGAAGAATACGCAGAATCTTACAAATCTAACCTTGAAAAATTTATTAGCAATATAGAGAAAGAGACGGGCAATGCGAATCTGAGGTTCTCCGTATGCCGGGTAACGTCACCAGAGTCTATGTTTAAATACACTCCTGTCGTGAGGCATGCGCAGGAAAGCATAAAAGCCGAAGGTTATAAATGGTTTGATTGTGATGGGCTATCCAAAGGTCCAGATAATCTTCACTATGATACTAAAGGCATTGTTAAGCTTGGGGAGTTGTTTAGTCAGTCCATAAAATGAAAGGGGCAAATGCCCCTTTCATTTTCTACTCTTCCTGTGACGATGACTGACTTACAGGCCACTCAAATTCACAATCTTCGCAGTGATAGTATTGCTCAGTAATACCGTCGATTGTGATATCTATAATCTGAATATCCATAGAGCCACAGATTGGGCAAATCAATAATGATGATTGGGCAACCATAGTCATACTCCATAGGTAATTTTTAGCTGTGCAATGTCTGTGAGATATTGCGTTTTAATGGAATTGGCTGTTGACTGGAGTTGCGCTTTTTTGGTTGCCTCGCTTGCTCCATCAAACAATCCTGCCTGACTCCAGGCTGAGTTTAGTGCGTTAATATCAGCTTGGTATTGATTGTTCCTTGACGTCAGAGCGACTTTGTAAAGTTCGGCATTCGTTGGTGGCTGAGGGGCATTTGGATCGGAGAAATTGCTTCCATCCCACGCCCACCCAATTCTGCACTGAACATTTGTCACATCGACCTTAATATAATCCTTAAATAAGTCGGAATCTTCGGATCCATCCCAATCCCATTCAATGATGTTTTCTACTACGCCGTTTTTTATCAATGCCCATTGCATTATGCGAACTCCCAAATAATGACTATGCCACCAGTACCTGCTCCGCCAGCCTGCGCGTCAGCACTAGCATATGAAATACCGCCACTACCACCTGCTCCACGTCCGGAAGCAGCTAATCCATTTCCTTGGCCAGAAATGGCTCCTGCTCCTTTTCCGTATTTCGAACTTGCCCCCCGGCCAGAGATGCCTCCTGCCACCCCCGCAGTTCTTGCTAGAATTGCGCATTCACCGTCGTCTCCAGGATAGGAAAAGAGGTTGGCACCTGTAATTGTGGCGGTGTTGTTCGTTGTGCTTTGTCCGATAGAGACGAGAGTAAGGCTCGCGCCTGATTTACCACCTGCGCCACCTGATACAGAAAGCAGGCTTCCAAATGATGTTGTCCCGCCATTACCCCCATCGTTAACACCAGATACTCCGCCAGCAGTACCAGCTGCACCTGCATTGCCAACCGTAACCGTTACACCGGAAAACCCTGATGTATACCATCCGGCCCCGAATGCTCCAGCGCCACCACCCTGTCCTCCAGATGCCTGGCCTGCCGGGTTTGCAGCACATCCACCACCACCGCCACCGCCCCCTACAGCATGAACCAGAACGGCGTTTGTGCCTAGAGTCGGTATGTATGTTCCTGTAGATAGAAACACCTTTGGCGCACCAATCAGTCGACCGGAAATACCAAGCAGATTCGAGTCCTGAATAACGTTGGTGCCATCACCAATGACGTAGGCTGTCATACCAGCAGGAACAGCAATGCCGGTTCCAGAGGTGGTTTTGATGGTGACACTGAATGATCCGGTGCAGTTGTTTAATACAGTCCACTTCTTACGCCATGCAGGAACGATAATGTTAATGTTTGCCGTTAAAGTGCCGGATAGAACTATCCGCTCGCGGGATGCCTGAAGTGTTGTTAATGTAATACTGGATGACCCTAATCCGCTTAAAAATGTACTCCCGTATGTGTCTACCGGAACCCACCCGGTTAGAGGAGTGGCAACTGAAACCTCCGGGTTGTTAGTATTCCCATCAATCGTATTAAGCCAACAGCCATCACCTGTGGAATTACTCACAACAGAGCCCAATGGATACCCACCGACTGCTGATGAAAACTCCGAATCATAACGATATCCACCGCCAGCTTGTGCCCAGCGGATGGCAGATGTGATGTCATTCAGGACACCATTAAAGTCTGTTCCGAATGGTGGGATGCCACCTGCGTCAATTGGTGTTCTGGTTAAAGGAGGGAAGCCATCTGTATAGGATGCGCGGCCACCTGACACTCCAATCTGGGACGCTACGGGGATATCCTGTTTAGATCCACTGTTAGCAAAGGGAACCGGTAACAATTTAGGTAAATTGCTAATTTGCATTTTGTATTCCTGTGTCCGGGAAGAAAATTCCCTGTTCAAACGGTTGAAGGCCTGCTTCGGCAAACCCGAAGGTGGTTTGTGGGTCAACTATCATCAGGCCAACTGACACGCCTGCTGGTTTTGTTATTGCATTCGAATTAAGAACTATTGCCCGCTCCACATCGCTTAAATCAAAGAGAAAGACATATCGAATCGACATGACTCCGGTAACTGCGACGAATACTTGTCCTTTAGTTCCAAACAGGTAATTGAGCAGGCGGTTAATATTAGGTATTGAGCAGTCGGTAATATTCGACATGGCTTTTGCCATTATCAGAATACGATATGCATCATTGCTCAGCCGGTATGTCTGTGACTGAAGTGGACCGTTATAAAAAGGTGCTTCATTAAATGGCTTGGGTGAATTATTTGCAGCGGAAGTTAATGCTTCATCAAAGCCAAAATATGTGGAAGACTGCTCAACTTTCAGCAATCGTGAGACGCCAACTATCTTTCCCCACACATCCAGCCCGTACGTACCAGCCGTAGAGATATCCCACACAGACGTAATGAACTCTTCAGTGAATTCATCAAGGTCAAGTGCGTCATTAAAGGTTTCTATCAGGCTTCTGAGTTTCGGGCTGTCTGCGTATTGTGTGAGGATTGTGTCCTTCACATTTATCATACGAGGGTTACCGTAATATCGTTAGCGTCGAGAGTGGGGATCTGGTCGACGCCATATTCGACTGATGATGTAAATGTTGCCCCATTTTTGCTGACCGTGAGAGACAGGACGTTAACCACGGAAGGGTCTATCTTATTCACCACAGAGTAATAACCACCGGCGAAAAGTTTCGACCCTATTCTGGCTTTCGGAACCAAATCACTCTCACCATTAAAGGCTTTAATCACCTGCTCTTTTACCAGGTATTCTATGTTAGAGGGCAGCGAAGCATTATTCGCTATCTCCACGTTGTAATACGTTCTGGAAGGCGATGGGGTATTCCAGGTGATCGTGTACTGAGGTGGGTTGTTTGTTCCCTGCGTGGTATCCGTCACTACATAAGACGTATTACCGACCATTCCGCATCCAGCCTGGTTTTTAATATAAATTGCGTTCGCAATATCAGCCGCGTTACCACCATATACTGCCACGTAAACACTGTGCGCCGGAACCGGGTAGTTTGTCGCCCCAATATTTACTGTGACGCCTGAGTGATTAGACCAGACATATGCGTCGATCACCCCGTCAACGTCCAGCACGGCGGCGTAAATCGACTCCGGGGTGCCCTTCGCGTTCAGGGCTACAGATTGTTTGCGTCGGTATTCAAAATTAGCCCGGGTCTCTACATCGTTACCTGCTGAACCGGCTGCGGCATTCGTAATGCCTGACCATCCTGATATACCGCGATAGATTCGGTTAAGAGAGCCTACCGGGCACGGTATGGGCCCGCTGGTCAGGTTCTGAAAGACGATATCAATCGTCCCGGTTGCGGGTATTACGGCATCAGTGAGTGACGAATAGATATAACCCGCTTCATCCTGCGCCGTGCTTCCTGCCGGGATCGGCGTGTCTACCAGACCGGTAACGGTGGCCGTAACAGTTGTCCCCGTGGCGGCTATGCGGTCAATGAAATAAATGCGCCCGATAGCATCCTGAAAGCGCCCGGATGCGTAGTCAGGGTTGATGTTGTTTGCGATATAAAGAAGCTGGTCATTTTTGTCGGCGATAATTGCCGCGTCACTTTGCGCCATCTGGCCCTGCGGTGACGTGAGGCTTTTACTCATCCCACCACCGAAGGATTTATCCAGGTCTACCAGTCGCCCGTCGAGGATGTCAATCTCATCCGGCACCGAGAGACCGATGTCAGAAAACTCAGCAGCGGGAACTGCCGTTGTTGCGATTACTGTCGCCATGCGTGGCCTCAGAATTGGATTGTGCTGGAGATGTTATTCGTGTCTGTGATGGTCATGACGCCGGAGCATTTCCGATCGCCTTTCCCGATAGCCACCGTGCAGGCCGCTGACTGAACGTAGGGGAGTTTTAAAGCCTCGGTTTGCATCTTAGTATTAATAAGCTGCGTGCCGGGCCAGTGGCCCAAAATACGCTGGTAATAAGGGATGCCAAGTGAGGTGTCGTACCATGACTCTCCGAGGAACGTCAGGCAGGCACAGGCAACGTCCTGAGCTACAGCGTAGGGATTGTCTGTTATTGCCATATTGCCAAAACTATCGAGGCTGATATCCCATGAGTCGGTTTCAAGCAGGAAAGATTTTGTGATCATATCAGCCCGCCCATACACGTGATGGTGACTGAGGGGTGACGGTATATTTCTTCAGAAACTTGAGTTTCAGTTCATCATTGATGACACGCAGATTGACGTGGTAACCGTCTAAAGACGTGTATTCCGTTTCCGTCTCGCCCGGGTTAACCGGAACCTGCACGACACCAACAATATCTACCAGAACTTCCGGGTGATAATAGCTTCCTTCAACGTCCTCAAATCCTGATTTCAGCAACTGCTTCCTCATCTCTTTTTCATTACTGAACCGCAGATAAATATCTTTCATCGTATGCCCTTCATTTGGATGTCAGATAACGCCCTGTGCCAGATACGCAGGTTGCGAATGTGACCATTCAACATTCTTTGCCCTGGTGCTGTGGCGCCTGCACCTCGACCGATATAAATACTCTGATTAACTGCTGATACAGTTCCGGCAGCGGGTTTTGCTATTGATGCAGATCCTGACATTACCCCATCAACACACACGTCTTTTTTTAAAGTATTTGAACGGGCTGTAATAGTATGAATGTTTCCGTCATCTAGTCTGTTACCTCCAGATAAAAAATTTCCATCCCCATATGCGAATGCCAACTGACCAGCTGTACCAATTGAATTTGCGACCATGGCAACCACATAATCAGTTGTGGTTGGATATATTGACAAAATGCCACGCCGATTAGATGTGACCCCATCCGCCACTGTTAACCCGATGCAATGAACCTCGGCGGCAATAGTTACAGAGCCAAAATAGTTGTCGTTTCCGGAGCGCTGGAGCGTGCAATCGTCGGCGGCGCGTGTTACTGATGCGCCTGCTGTTGGTATATATGATGATAATAAACCCGGCTCAACTTGTGGCATCTGTAAATTAACGACTGTACCGACCGGCAC